CTATCACGTATAAGAAGTATAACATATACAAAGTGCGATTGTTTGCAGGGGCTCCGGTCTCTTGGACACTTGCATTGCGTATGTTTACTTTGCGATTTATACGTTTCTTCTATCGCGATCTAGGACCCCTTGAAAATGCTGTGGGTATTAATGCCCATGGCACAGATTGGGGTAAGTTGAAGCATTATCTCTGTCCAGATGGTAATGAGGATATGATGATGGCTGGTGATTATAAGGAATTTGATAAGCGACAGCACTGGTTTACCATTGCAGTTGCTATGAAAATTGTCCGACGTATCATAGCTAGAGGATTATCTCCACCATGGAGAGAGAAGGTTGACATGTTTCTCATGATGGCAATGTATGACTTGTCTAATCCTGTTTACAATTTGAATGGTGACATTGTGGAGTTTCGAGGATCTAATCCTTCTGGGAATCCACTTACTGTTATCATTAACTGTATTGTGAATAGTCTTTATATTCGAGTTGCTTACATTAGCAAATTTGGAACATGTGATGGCTTCAATACCCATATCCGCCTTATGACGTTTGGCGATGATATGGTTGCCTCCACTGATGGTTTGATCGATTTCTCTCATACCGACATAGCTAACGAACTAGGCAAGTTGGGTGTTGTTTTCACAATGCCCGACAAGACCTCAGCTAGTAAGGCTTATGTCTCATTGAAAGAGATTGATTTCCTAAAGAGGAGGTTTGTCACTATATATGATTATACATTTGCCCCACTTTCGATTGAATCTATAGTGAAGAGCTTAACTGTGTTTGTATCCAGTAGCTCTGTATCGGTATTCGATCAGATGTTTGGGGTAGTCCAAAGTGCATTAACCGAACTGGTTCATCATGGACCACGTACGTTTTACGCATTTTATTATTACCTTAAACACTTGTGGGTAGATGTTGTCAAGTATAGTGACACTTTCCCCTTCACAAATTATACTACTCGAATTCTGATGAATCCGTTTTTGTCAGATGAGCAGAAGGATAATTTGTTAGGGGATGAGGAGATTCTGAGTTCTATGTTATGTGATGATATTGAACAGATTCACGACCAGCTTTATGCTGTATTAGAACTACATGATGTTCCTCACCGGCGTCAGGGAGAAGTCGAAGCCAAGACTCCCTAGCTAGATGGTAGTTACACTTTTTCACGAAATTTTGGTTGTTTTTATCGTGATCAAGAAGGACCACTAGTTTAATTAGCCAGGGCGATCCCCGAAGCCCTTTTCAGGGTATGGTTTGGCAGCCATCTGTAAAATACCCTATGTACAATCAATAACGCATAACTGTACATATATTACCGCGTGACTGAACATACATTCACATTTAGTACTGATCATGCTTTGACGCAAGATCAACAGCAGACCGTGAAATTCATGGATGCTACGCAAACCTACACAACTGATATTAACAGTCAATGTGATGCAACATTTTCTCAAGCCGATGGTGCAAATGCTAGTTTG